TCCTGACCATATTTTTGGCGTCTTCAAACACAATTCTGGCCTGGTCACGCGTGGTTGCGGCTGAATACACCTCAGCACCGCCTTCACCATCTGCCCCCGTCATATACAGACCGATACCCGATGACAGGGTTGATTTTGCGTTTTTACGGGCAACTTCGTTGTATGCTGTCCGGAACCGGCGCACCATCACCGGGCGCCCGCTGCCATCGCTGCGCATGACAACTTCCCCGGTCTCTTCATTGACCAGCGGAATGACAAAACCAAAAATATTAATGAGGATAAATACATGCCAGTCCATCAACTCAATAGGCTGGCCTGCCAGCGCCCCTTTTACATGAGGCACAAATTTGTAGAAATTCAGGATGTGCTGCGCACGTGGTTCACTGAAATAAATCCCCCGCTCTTCGCCGTACTTTAGATCATCAAGAAAACGCTGGCAGGCCAGGCGGACAAATTCGCCAGCAACAATTTCTCCTGCAACAACACGTTCGGCGTAGCGGATCCCGTCAGCCACTTTTGCCATCAGTCTCTCGCTTTTAAAAGCTCCGCCAGCGGATCAACATCATCCGGTCCGGCAATATTTACTTTAGCCCGGCTTGCCGGTGACATACCAAACTCTGCAAGCATTGCCCGGATCCGCTTCCAGGCATCCGCTTTCATTGCCGCCGCGGGGTGCGCCTTAATCAGTACATCACCGCTCTGCGTTTCCGTGCGGTAGGTATACCCCTCAACATCGAGTGTTTCGCAGTGATGCCGATATTCGGTATAGGCTTCCACCAGCAACTCGAGTGCACGCGCATCAAGCTGAGAAATGATCCCTTCCGCATTCAGCTCTTCCGCCATTCGCCTGAACCAGTACTTCCCCTGTGCCCCTAAATGCTGCGGAATTTTAGGGAGACCTTTTTCATCCTTTTTAGCGGTTTTTTTTGAGTCTTTAACGGGGCGCTTTGAGGGGTTGCCTCGTATCAAATGCAGGCGTGGCGGGGTTTTCGGAGGTCCTGACATAATCGGTCTTACCTATCAATCGTTTGTTCACATTTCCAAAAAAAGTTTTCGAACCTGCGGCGATGTGAGGAAGGGTCAGGCGGCGGTACTGAGCTGCCAGGGTTGCAGAGATTTGACCCGCCCCTCCCCTACAGATGGGAACTGTTATCAATTAATGCGTTCGCGCGCTGTTTTTGCTTTATGGCAGGGCCAGCACAGACTCTGCAGATTACTGTCTGCATCCGTGCCACCATGAGCTTTCGGAATGATGTGGTCCACAGTTCTGGCTTCAACGGCTCTCCCATCGCGCAGGCAGTTCTGACACAGATGATTATCACGCTTCAGTATGCGCGCACGTATGGCATCCCATTTCGTGCCATAGCCACGCTGGTGGCGACTTAGTCCGCGTTGATGCTGTACCCAGCCTTCACCACGATGTTTATCGCAGTAGCCAGAGATGTCTGTTGTTTTGCCTGCGCAGCCACGCTTACGGCATGCGCGGGGGATTTGTGATGGCATAGAACTTCGCTCCGCTAAAAAATATTCTGCTCTCACCGTCGTTCAGTTCTGCAGACACTGCCGAACACCGTCGACAATTTCGCAGACCTGAGAAGCCATATCGAAAAGCTGGCGCGCCTTATCCATGCTGACGCATCCCACCAAGAAAAAAGGCACTAGTATCGCTACCAGTGCCCATTTCGCCGTTGTTCGCGGCATTCTGTGTGTCCAGTGTTTTCTGCTCATAACACACCTGGTTATCAGCGTTTCAACTGAAAGTGAGGCCCGTCTTTCAGTGTTTTCCAGTCCCCGCCCCATTCGATGGCAGTTCCCAGCTCTGCGGCAGCCTGCTTAAATGCCTGCGCTATTTTCTCGTACAGAGGCCAGTCCCATGACACCTGGCTGCCAACCCAGGCAACAACATCCACCGCATCACCGGTCAGGTGGCGGCTGTTCATGGTCTGGCTTTTCCCTTCCGCGACCAGCTGTTTCTGGCGTTCTTTCGTGCGCAGCCCTTCCGTAATACCGAAATCAACCTCCGTCAGCTCCAGCGCACGGCGAACGACAGCAACCAGCTGTGGTTTAACGCCCTCCAGATTCTTTTCGCTGCGACGACTAAATCTGAATTTACCCGACATATTCACCTCAACAATGGAAAGATTTTTGTGACGTTCCCGCGCGCGCGTATCACCAGCACGCAGAACAGCAGATTAAAAAACACTTCAGGCCAGCCCGTTGCTAACGGGCGACCACACAGATAGCTGAGGGGCGCAAAGGCATACAGCAGCATCAGCAGCCAGGCCAGCCATGACATCAGCGGTTTATGTCTGGAATCACGGCGACGATAAAAAAAGAGCGCCAGCACGATAACCGTGCATAACGCCACATTCAGCAATCCGGGAAGGTTACTTAACATTGCCGCCTCCTCCACCCCGCAGGCGGGAGAACATACCGGACACCAGCGATGCAATATCCTGCTGGTGGATGAACGAGAGAATCTTCACCGACACCACTGACACCAGCACTGCACACAGTGCGTCGACGGGTGCACCGTCAAACCCTGTATGCTTTACCAGCCAGGATGCCAGAACCTCTGCGCCCAGCACGCCGATAATGAACGACACCAGAAAATGCGCCGCCACACGCCAGGCTGAAAGTGCCTGCGGCATCGTTGCCACAAATAACGCCCCGGCGAACGCACCAAACACAATCCCGAAATCCGTTCCGGTAAACAGCCCGAATACTGTCGCTCCACCGAGCGCCGCAGCCGTGCCGGAACCGGATAAGGGTTCAGACATACTTTTTCTCCTGTAAATAAAAAAGGGCCACCAGCGACCCGTAAAAAACAACACCCCGTCAAAGGCACCCGCAGATGCCTTTTGTGTGGTGTTATTCAGATTTGCGCAGTAAAGGCAGGAGGACGACCAGCGCCATCGCCACCAGCACACCATCTGCCAGCACCGACATCAGTCGTCCGGTGAAATCCACCACCACTACCAGAAACAGCAGGATGGCAGCCAGTACAGGGCGCGCACTTTTCACAGATACTGCTCCAGTGGAAGCTGAAGCGCCTGTGCAATTTTCTTGAGTTGCGCTTCTTCCTCCGGAGCAATGCCGTCCTGGTCTGCGATATCCAGACACAGGCACAGCACATTCACTGCGTCATCGGTACCGGCAACATCAGCCAGCTGACGAAGGGCTTCGGCATTGGCAGAACGCGGTGACGCTTCATAACGGGCGCGGATATTTGCACTCATTTGTGCAATCTCACCGGAGAACGGCGCAAAGGCAGGAAGTGCTGCAATGGTTTTTTCCAGTACAGCGATTTCTTTCGCATCACAGGTGCCGTCGGCGAATGCTATGGAATACGCGCCCCAGACGGTCGCCTCCACTGCGTCGCGGTTCTCCATCTTCTTCACTTCAGTAATGGCCTTGCGGGTTTTCTTTTTGAAAATACCAAACATCGTGACTTTTCCTTTTAGTGGGTGAGCCTGCGCCTGGGGGTGACCAGCCCACAGAGAAAGTCACACTGACCATCCCGTAAGCTCACCCCTGAAAGGCTCTGTGGTTTTTGATGTGCGCCGGGCGTGACGCAAAGAAATGAAATAAGACTTACCTGAAATTAAGGTTAATCTGAGGATTTAAACCATTTTTAATGCTTAGTAATATAAATACGTCTCTCTGGAGGAGAGAGATGCTTATTCTTCTTCATGGACTTTGTCCCGCGGCTTTAATCCGACAGCCGCGCCCTTTTTTCGCCAATATAAACCTGGTTGAACTCATACAAAAAGCTCGCCGAAGCGAGCCTGTTAAAAGTATATTTACCGTTACAAATGGACCGTCACCGGGGACTCGAACCCCGCACCACAAAACAACAATACGTGTTATGCACTCTTACCCGATGAGTTAGTGACGGTTTTGTGTTATGTGGGAATCCAGCCTGACGACAGAATTACTGGAACACCTTGCAAAAAAAAGCCAGCCACCAGAGACTGGCTGGCAAATTACAAAGTTTAAATGATTCATCATACAATCGTCGTTACAGGGGAATCCTGCGGTGCAGCAAGATACAAAAATGTAAGCAAACCAACAATAAGCAAGCACAGCATATTCGGAATTAGTTATAATTTTAACGATGCAGTGCTTATTCAGCATGCAATTCTGCAAATTACCAAAAAAAAACCGCCTGCTAAGGCGGTGGTCAAATCAGTAAGTGCTGAAGAGTATTATTATAATACAAGTGAGGTGTCGGGTGCCTCCCGAAATACCTGACATTCCATCAGATACTGTAGTTTCCCGGCTAAACTACTTAAACCACCCCGCACATGGAGTTCACCTCATTTTGTGATGTTAACAACATCGGGATAGTGCATAATCAGCCCCTGCCAGGAAATATCAAAAATCCCACCAATAATGCACTATTCCGATAGCGTCAAAAAACACAGCACCGAAATCATAACTGGTCTCCGTTATAATTCGGGAGAGCGATAAAGGATATACGAGACCTTTCCCCGCGAAAAAAACGCCAGTGCTGAAAAACCTATACCTCATTTGTTTTTCTGGAGCGGGCAGCGGGAATCGAACCCGCATCATCAGCTTGGAAGGCTGAGGTAATAGCCATTATACGATGCCCGCATATGGTGCCCGACTACCGGAATCGAACTGGTGACCTACTGATTACAAGTCAGTTGCTCTACCTACTGAGCTAAGTCGGCACTGGACCGCCACCGAGGACTCGAACCTCGCACACTCAACTTAAAGGGTTAACACTCTTTCTTGGTGAACTGGTGGCGGTTGGTGGCCCTTGCTGGATTCGAACCAGCGACCTGGCGATTATGAGTCGCTCGCTCTCACCACTGAGCTAAAGGGCCGGGCCGAAAATAATAATCAGATTAAATCAAAAATCAAGCCCTTGCATAGATACATATCTGTCTGGCGGGAAGCCATAATAGCGGTGAAATACAGAGATAAAGTAGGATCTACTTGAATAACCGCATTTTTCTGCTACAGCCTGTCCATATCCATGCCGGGAGCATAACATATTTACAGCAACCCGCATCCGTTCCTCAAGTAACAAATTACTGAACCTGAGACCTTCATCCTTGAGTTTTTTCTTTAACAAGCTCTCACTCATATGCAACTGTAGAGCAATCGCACCAAGCGTCCAGCTTGCTGATATATCTGTTTGAATTATCGCTCTGACTTTGGCACTTATACTGGATAAACATCCACTTAAAAATAATAACATCCGTTCATCTGATTCAAACAACGACAGGCAGGCCATCATAAGAAACATGTCCGTGGTCTCTCCGGAAAGTCTCTGGCTGGTAATTAAAGCCACAGCCAACGCAGGATTGTTGGGTTCCTGCGACAAGTAAAGCGGAATGTCAGTCAGAGGAGTTCTTGTCAGCTTATGCTGACTTTCCAGATATTGACTTACTATAGAATGGTTTATATCGACAATTTTAACTTTGCCATAATGCATAAGGAAAAGCTCCCTGATGCATTTGGTGGCCAAAACAACTGAGCCGGGCTTAAGTGACAACGTATCCTTTTCAAGAAAAATATTAATTGGGGAGCAAACCATGATAACTGAACAGACAACAGCCATTATAATTTTACTCTAATTAGCAAAAGGTTAGCTCAATTATATCCCAAAGAGGTAAATTCTCATCAACACATAAGCAAATGACTGGCTGGTGCCGCTAACACCCACAAGCCGCCCATTTACCACAAATAAAAAGGATAACCTGCCATACCCACCATCACAAGCCGGGTCCGTATTAACTGGCAGCGTTCGCGTGAAAGGTAAGTATTCTGCGCAATTCCCCGACTGTCGCCGGTTCGGTGATGCTTAATTCATTAAATACCACTCTGGCGGTTTCGGCCATGTCCTACTGTTTTAGCATGCCTTTTCCCTGTTCTGGTTAACGTGACATACCAATAACTCTTGTCGAAAAAGCCAGCAAGCTGAAAGACCAGTATTCGCAACCACCAGCGTGTTTAATGTACCGCTTTTCGGGCATAAAAAAACCCGCTCGGAGGCGGGTTTTATATTCTTTGCCATCGCGTACAAAATCAGCAAAATATCAAATATGCACGAAATATATGCCTTTTAATCTACTTTTGCAATACTTTACAGTGAAAATGCCGCCTTTTGTTTTGAACGTGTTCTCGTCACGAACAATAAAGCCTCACTATCCAGCCGATGAAAAGTGTGTTTCATTGCAACCCAGTGACCAGTAAATGTTTTGGACCAGTTTTTAGTTGTCACTCCCGCCAGTAATGCCAGCTCCTGGTATTCATAACCTTCCCCACCAAAAAGTTCTGCTTTTACTGCCTGCGCCGCCAGCCAGATTAATTTTTTCAGGCGTTCCTGCGTTTTCCCTGCAATTTTTCTGGTACCGGATTGAGTATTAAATTCATTCCACGCCCACTGTGTTATCGCGATCTGATATTCCCAACAAATACTCCCGCTGTAACACCACAACAACCAGGCTTTATGATGTTCTTCAAGAGACAGAACAGCCCGCCGCCACGATGATGTCGAAAACTCAACCGGACTGACCAGAGGAATTGACGTCCCCTTCGCCAGCGATTGCTTTCCCGGGATTGGTGGATAATCCCGCGTTATCATTTTTCCAGTCACTTCATCGCGGTACCGGATTTTTTTTCGCCTGTAACGCCCTGTATCGAACATGGCATTCTCTTGCCAGGCTTCAAGCTGACCTTTTGTTGCCCCACTCAAATCAGCGGTGGCGATAATGAGCTGCTCGCGCACAAACTGTAAATACTGGTTATTCATGCGCACTCCAATTCTGTGATTTTTATCCCCAGCCGCCCACCAGGAACGAGCTGACCGCGCACAATATTGATTTCATCAAACTGCTCGTCGTCTATAAGTAGTCCGGCATGCGTCAGCGCATCCAGTGGTGCCTTCAGGATATTGTCCAGGTCGCGGCGGAGCTTATCCGGTGGCTCCGCAATAATCTTTATCGCCAGCCTTCCGGACAGGTTTAATTTCAACCGCTGCTGGCGAACAATTAGCGCCACATCATGGCGATAACGCTTTCCGGCCTCCGAGATGAAATACGTATTGCCATGACGTCGCCAGTAGGTATTCACCGTCGGCGGGTAAGGTAAAACAAATTCTATGCGTTCAGTCATTCATGCTTTCCACTTCAGGACACCCGAATTTCTCGCGTGCATTAAAAAACG